ATGAGATTTGAATCAAAAGCAAACTGCCCTCTGGATGGATTTAAACCGTGTCGGCAACATGAGTGTGCGTGGTTTATGCAAATTCGCGGGAATAACCCAAATACAGGCGCAGAGATTGATGAATGGGGTTGCGCTATTGCTTGGTTGCCAGTACTTATGATTGAAAACAGCCAACAGCAACGTCAGACAGGCGCAGCGGTAGAGAGTTTTCGCAACGAGATGGTTAAAGCAAACGAAGTTGGACAGCGGGTTCTTATGGAAGCTGTCGGGGTAACAAAATCAGTTCAGACTATGATTTCGGAGAGTAAATAATGAAACTAACCGTAATACGCGACGATGGCGTTGTATATAAAGACAACCTTGCTTATAACAACTTGGATATGAGTAGCGTACCTGCAAATGTTCACTGCCTGCAATGGAAAGAAACTTCAGGTTGGATTGAGTTTTCCACGGCAGCCGATGGCTATAAACAAGCAAACGAACCAATCACGGCGTTACCCGCGTGGGCGCTTGATTTAATTACATTATGGGAAAAAACCGCAGCTAGATTAGCGCCACCTAAAACGGCCCTAACACTTCAGGCCGCCAAACTGCAAGCCGTATCCAAAATTGCCACACGCCGCTATGAGCTAGAAACATCGGGCATCACGCTTAATGGCAGTCGTATAAAAACCGACAGAGTTTCTCAAGCTGCCATAACTGCGACGTATATAAACATGACCAACGGCTTATTGACCAGTATCAATTGGAAGATAGGCGACGGGGTGTTTGTGCAGCTTGATCTAATAGCTATAACTGCAATCGCCTCTGCTGTTACCGGCCACGTACAACGCTGTTTCACCGCAGAGAAGGTTTTGTCTGAGCAGGTGTTTGCGGCAACCACGATTGAAGAAGTAGCGATTTTGGCGGATGCGCCTCTGGGGATTTAAGTATGGCTGAACCAATTATCACCCTCAGTTGTGTGGCCAATGTGTTTATCCGGCACATGCACTTTGTTCATGCTGGAGATATTGAGAAGGGGCATACGCATCCGTTTGATCATGTGACATTGGTGTCCTCTGGCGCTGTCGAGGTTGCATTACGAGGGCAGGTAACGCGTTTTGATGCGCCATCGCATATCTTTATCAAAGCCGAAGAACGGCACGAGTTGATTGCTTTACTTGACGGCACAGTGATTCAGTGCATCCACGCGCTTCGGGATGGCGATGGGGTTGGCGATATTATCGACCCTGCAAGTATCCCTGTTGGCGCAAACCCTATATCTTTGGCTAAATCGATGGTGGGCCCGTCGCTATGACCAAAGTGCGTTTGTACAATAACTATACAGCGCCGTTAGAAAAGGGGACAATTATTGCGTTTCCTTCTATACTTGAACATCGCGTAATTCCTGTAACTTCCAGCATTCGCTATTCTGCAACCATGTGGTTTAACGGCCCTAGATTCCGTTGAAATAAGGACAAACTATGTCAAGCACGTATTCCAATTTAAAATTTGAGCTAATCACAACAGGTGAACAGTCTGGAGCGTGGGGCAATACAACTAATGTAAACGTTGGTACAGCCATTGAGCAGGCCATTGTTGGCATGGCTACGCTGACTTCAACGGACTTTACTACAAATGTAGCAACGCTAACACTTACAAACGCCAATACAGCGCAGAATGCCCGTGCTTTGTGTTTGGTAGTTTCCGCCGCTTCATTAAGCGCCGCAGGCACAATCAACGTCCCAGCTATCCAGAAGCCTTACCTCATCATCAATAATGACTCATACGCAGTCACTGTAAAGGTGTCCGGCCTGACAGGTGTATCTGTACCAGCTGGCAAGCGTACTCTGGTGTACAACAACGGTACAGACGTTGGCAATCAAGTTGATTACTTGGCTTCTTTGGCCTTGGGTACAGCCCTTCCGTTAACTTCCGGCGGCACAGGTGGCACATCGGCTTCTGCCGCAAGAACCTCTTTGGGTGCAACAACGGTCGGCGCTAATCTGTTTACACTGGCCAACCCCAGCGCAGTTACGTTCATCCAAATTAATGCTGACAACACGATTACTACAATGAATGCGGCCACGTTTAGATCTGCAATTGGCGCAACTGGAACTGTTACTTCTGTAGCAGGTACAGGTACTGTAAACGGTATTAGTTTGACTGGTACAGTAACAACTTCTGGCAACTTAACTCTTGGCGGTACATTAAGCGGTGTTAGTTTGGCTACGCAAGTCACAGGTAACTTACCCGTTACTAACTTAAACAGCGGCACAAGCGCTTCTTCGTCTACCTTTTGGCGTGGTGACGGTACTTGGGCAGCTAGTATACCCGTCAGTGAGTTTGCAGTAGGGGCCTATATTATTGCAACAAAACCAGCGTCAATTAACACTAATACAAGCGCTGGAGAAACAATTGCCGGGTCAGGTTTGCGATTAGTAACTACATCACCTAGTAGTCTTTCAACCCTCACTATTGCAAACGTTCAACTTTCTGGAAATCTTTATGATCAGGGTTTATCTGGAACTTGGAAAGCGATGCAGGGGGCAGGTAATTCAACCACAATGTTTGGTGATACATCTCAAGTGCTAACTACTCTGTGGTTACGTATTGCTTAAAGGACAAAAATGAACGCAAAAAATCCAAAATACACAAGCACACAAGATGTTGATCTTGAATACGAAGACCCACAGTTTGGCTGGATTCCTTTTACGGCGTCTCCTAATGACGTAGAACAATTAGGCCGTGATTTATACGCAGAAGCTATCGCTGGTGAGTTTGGCCCAATTGCTGCGTATGTACCCCCGCCTCCACATATCAACACTGCTAGTGATAATAAAGCAAATGCGGTGGCTCGACTTTACGCAACGGATTGGGTAAATGAGCCTGACGTGTACGACCCTGCTAACACACCTCACTTAGTTAATCGGCAAGAGTTTTTGACTTACCGTGCGTGGGTTAGAAACATTGCAGTAACTCCTGTTGCTGGAAACCTTGACTGGCCTACTGAGCCAACCGCTGTTTGGGCTTAGTCTCAAAAATGAATGCGCTGGTTTTGGCTGCTGCTCATAGGTTGGATGTTGTGGGCGCAGGCTAAGTCCCCATGCATAGTCACGGATTTTTATGCGCTGAGCTGGATTAGTGAACCGACTTTGCGCCACATGGAATTGTCTAGGTGGCTGACAACAAACGGGGACAACTGCAGTTCATCGGAGTTGGCAGGGATTTGGAATAAGTTGGCTGAGTGGGCGGGGGTTGCGGATAGCGCGGAGTTAAGAGCCAAGTTGCTTTATTACTACGCAAGGGCGCGGGAAAGGGAAGGCAAATGATTGAAACCATTAGATTATTTCCAACAGTTGTAGCGTCAGGGTATCCTGACAAGCATGACCTTGCTCAAGCAAAACTAGAAAAAACTCAAGACACCAACAAAACGCTTGAAGTTGCCAAGCAAAAGCAGACGGAACTGCAAGACATTGGGTTTGAGATTTACTGCAAAAAGGTAGTTCAGGAACGTCTTCGTATGGAGATATTTAATAACCGTAAGCTGGATATTTATGTATGAGGTCAATATGGAAAGCACACCAAGTACTAAAGAAAAGCTGACCTTTTATGTAACGATGATTGTGTCAACAACACTTTGCCTTTGTATGTTGGCTATGGTTGGTGCGTTTTTACTTGGTCTATGGGCAAAAGAAGTGGACAACGCTTCAATATTTGCTTTGATTGGGCCAGCGTTTCAGACAATTGTGGGCGGGATGATTGGCTTCCTGTCTGGTGTAAAACTTATGCAAGGTGATGAAAAGGGGAAAAGATGATCGGACTAGACGCACTTTTAAACGTGGGCGGTAAGCTCATCGACAAGCTCATCCCGGATCCCGAAGCCAAGGCCAAAGCGCAACTTGAGTTAGCAAAGTTGGCGCAAGACGGTGAGCTGGCTAAGATAGCCAATGAAACTAAACTGTACGAGACCGAGCAAAACAACCTCACCCAGCGTGTTCAAGCCGATATGGGTAGTGACTCGTGGCTGTCTAAAAACATCCGCCCCATGACGCTGATCTTCTTGCTTGTGGCGTATTCTGGCTTTGCCATCGCGTCTATCTTTGAGTATGAAACTCGTGGTGCATACGTTGAGCTGCTAGGTCAATGGGGCATGTTAGTTATGAGTTTTTATTTTGGTGGCCGCACTATGGAAAAAATTGCTGACAGGGTGAAGAAATGACACAGCTCACAGCCAACTTCTCTCTGCACGAACTCACCAAGAGTGAGACTGCTTTGCGCTTGGACTTACCCAATGAGCCCGGCCCCGCAGAGATTGCTAACCTAACTACGCTGGCTGGTGAAGTCTTGCAAAAGGTCCGTGACCACTACGGCAAGGGCGTCAAAGTTAACTCAGGCTTCCGCCACCCAGATGTCAACGCTAAGGTTGGTGGGTCTAAAACATCTGACCACTGCCACGGTATGGCTGCTGATATTGAGATACCCGGTGTGCCAAACCATGAGCTTGCCGACTACATTGCTAAGAACTACAAGTTCACTCAGGTAATTCTGGAGTTCTATACACAAGGTATTCCCGACAGCGGTTGGGTGCATGTATCCTACGACCCCAAAAACCTAAAGTGCCAGACCTTGACTGCGGTAAAGCAGGACGGCAAAACTGTGTACCTGCCCGGCTTGCAAGCGTAACGCGTTGATGAGAAAATAAGCCATGCCATTACAAAAAATCCTGCTTAAACCGGGTGTTAACCGGGAAAACACACGCTACACCACCGAGGGCGGCTGGTATGAGTGTGACAAGGTTCGTTTTCGTCAGGGTAATCCCGAAGTAATTGGTGGTTGGACACGGTATTCTGTAAATACTTTTCTTGGCATATGTCGTTCGTTGTGGAATTGGGCAACTACTGGAGGCCTTAACCTTATTGGTGTTGGCACGCATTTAAAGTTCTATGTTTCTAGAGGCGGTGTGTATAACGACATTACGCCGCTTCGTGTAGTCCCTGCCCCAACTATTAACGCTAATCCTTTTGCGGGCAATGGCACAACTACAGTAACCGTTACTGATACAGCGCATGGTGGTATTACCGGAGATTTTGTAACTTTCAGTGGCGCTACTGGGACCTACGACACCATCTTTAATGCAGAGTACCAAATCACTGTTATAAACAATGATTCCTACACAATTACAACCCCTTCTGTTATTGCTGCAGGTAATTATGGTGGCTCAGCCGTTGTTGCTGCTTACCAAATCAATATTGGTACAGCGTTACAGCAGCCTCTTAATGGTTGGGGCGCTGGTGGTTGGGGTGACGGCCCTTGGGGTTTTGGTTCTGGCTCCACTGCTGGGTTACGTTTATGGAGCCAGAGCAATTTTGGTGATAGTTTAGTGTTTGGCTACCGTGGCGGCGCTATATATTATTGGGATGCTTCTCTAGGCAGCGGCGCTAGAGGTGTTTTAGTTAGTAGTTTGGTCGGCGCTAGTGATGTCCCTGTCATCCAAAATTTTATATTTATATCAGACGTTAGCCGGTTTGTATTTTGTTTTGGGTGTAATGATCCTAATGCAGTAGCCCCTAATGCGCAAGACCCAATGTTAATTCGTTGGTCAGATCAAGAATCTTTAGTTGATTGGACGCCTGCAATCACAAATCAAGCAGGCAGTGTACGCTTGTCGCATGGCTCTGAGATTATTACTGCTGTGCAAACACGCCAAGAGATTGTGGTGTTTACTGACTCTGCTGTGTATTCTTTGCAGTACCTTGGACCTCCTTACGTCTGGGCAACTCAGTTGCTTGGCGACAACGTTTCTATCTTTAGTCAAAACGCTGCAGTGCTTGCGTCGGGTGTGATCTACTGGATGGGCGTAGATAAATTTTATATGTACGATGGCCGCGTAAATACACTTAACTGTGACCTGCGTCGATTTGTGTTTGGAGATATTGACTACGCCCAGAGCTCACAAGTGTTTTCAGGGACAAATGAAGGTTTTAATGAAGTTTGGTGGTTCTATTGCAGTGAAAATAATACGGAAATTGATCGTTACGTTATATACAACTATGTAGAAAAAGTTTGGTACTACGGCACTATGAGCCGCACAGCGTGGCTAGATTCTGGATTAATTGACTACCCAATTGCTGCAACTTACAACTCAGGTACTGAAATTGGTTTACTGCTTAATCATGAGTTAGGTATCAACGATAACGCTACGGCTGAAACGCTTCCAATTAACGCGTATATCTCATCGTCTGAGTTTGACATTGGAGATGGCCACAACTTTGCGTTTGTATGGCGCGTTATACCAGACTTAACTTTCTCCAACTCTTCTAGTTCTCCTACGGGAAATGCGGCTACAGTAACAATGACTTTACAGGGTTTGTCAAACTCTGGCTCTGGTGTAACTAGCACTGCAGCTCAACCTGTGGCTAAAGGTAGTACGTACGACATCACTGAAGAATTCACGGGGCAGATCTACACGCGTCTTCGTGGACGTCAGATGATTTTTAAAATTGCCTCAAATCAAGTCAACACTACTTGGCAACTTGGCGCGCCTCGTATTGATATTAGACAGGACGGTCGTCGATGACATATATTGTTACGTCCGAATACGACATCAATAAGATAGCTGCGCCTAACTTGCCACTTGCGCCTGAGCAATGGGATAGGCGTTATCAAGATCAGTTTGCTAACGTATTGCGTTTGTACTTTAACCGAGTCGATGATTTTATTGCTAGGTTATCAACTCTATCAGTTCCGTACGGGGCGTTTTCTAGCAATCAGGATCAGACGGCGGTAGCCAATACAGCTACGTTGATGACACTGAACACCACGGATTTTGCCAATGGTGTAAGTATTGCAGCTTCTAAAATTACGGTAGCCACTGCCGGTATTTACAACTTACAGTTTAGTACGCAGTTTGCAAACACAGACACTGCCTTTCAAGATGTTTACATTTGGTTAAAGCAAAGCGGGGTAGATATACCGGGATCAACTGGCTTTGTATCTATTCCAAACAGACACGCTGGAACGGATGGACACCAAATTGTTGGCTGGAACTATTTTTTAAGCATGACGGCGGGTCAGTACATTGAAATCTACTGGTCTGTTCCTAACATTGCCGTAACTATTCAACACCTTGCCGCTTCTGGTACACCGACTAAACCATCTACACAATCTGTTGTAGCTACAATGACATTTGTGTCCGCGCTCCCTGCGTGATATTATTGATTAACCTAATACAAAACAACGCCATGGACCTCGAAGCTATTAGTATAAACCCTAACTACAAAAAGATAGAACTTGACTATGTTGAGTTTGTCGAAGTAGACGACATCTGGGTCCGCTCCTACACTATTCCAAAGTCTAAGACTGTTTTAGCTCAACATGTTCACACTCATCCTCATGTGACGTTGATATCGCATGGCGCTGTGGAAGCTTGGCAAGATGGCGAGACTATGGGGCGCTTTGACGCTCCTGCTGTTATTACAATCCCTGCGGGCAAGAAGCACGCATTCATGGCGCTGACTGATGATGTGGTGCTGTGCTGTTTACATAACCTTCGCGGCACAGGACTTGAGTCGCCAGAAATCAAGGAGTTCTAATCATGGCAATTATGGCTGCGTTTGAGTTGTTTTTGGCAGAGGAAGCTGCGGCTGCTACCTTTGCTGAAGCTTTTGGTGCTGAAGCTCTTGGTGCTGAAGCTCTTGGCTCTACTTTAGGTGCTGATGCCCTTGGGACTGCCTTAACTGCTAGTGAATTGGCGGGTCTTGGTACTGCGGCTGGTGAAGGCGCTGCCGCTGCACAGGGTATAACTCAAGCCGAAATGGCATCAAGTGCTATGGCTGGTGGGGAAGGCGCGGGCGCTGCTGGTATTAACCCAGCTCAAGTCGCTACTCAACAAAGCACTGCGCAACAAATAGCTAACTCAGGGATTCAAACTATTCCTGATGCTATATCTCCAGCGCAGCGCGCGTACATGGACGCATCTTCTGCTGGTTTTAACTCTGGTATTACGCCCGGCACTCAGCCGCTACCTGCATATAACAACGCGTTTCCAAATTACGGCGACATATCAGATGCAGCAATGCGTGCTGGTACTAATCCTTCAATTCCTAGTAACGTAACAGATCAAATGCTGAGTTCTGGGTATACGCCCCCGGCCCCTGTCGCGCCTCAAGGCGCTAGTCCCGGGTTTTTTAATCCTACTCAAGCTCCCGGCCAAGGCCCATTACAGTATCAATTAAGCGCTCCAAATACTAGTCAAGGTATAAAATTTGGTTCTGGTCTAGAAGGCATATCTGCTCCAACTACGCCAATGACTTCCGTTTTGCAGCCCCCTTCTGCGCTTGAGTCTGGTATGAATACGGCTATAAAATTTGCTAAAGATAACCCGTTTTCTGCAGCATCACTTGCATATACGGGCGCTAATGCTTTAGGCCTTTTTAAGCCTTCTGGCGAGACGTTCAACGATAAAGAATATGACGGTCCACTGTCTAGGTATCGTTTATCTGATAACTTCCGAGCTGGTAGTGCCAATCCTGAAGATTTCCAATATACGCCTAGACGATATGCAACTGGCGGCGGCATTATGAGTAATGACCCCTACACAATTCCAGTAGGGTATGACGAAGGCGGTCAGATGCCTGAGACTCAGAACTATGCAAAGGGCGGTAGCCTTTCTGATTCTATTGAAAGCTATCAAAGATTGTTGTCGGGAAAACCAATGGAAGCCCCCGCTGTGTCTCGTGATGTAGGTATCTACTACGACCAAGATCCTGACACCCGCTACCAAGATCCGTTGACTGCCGCGCAGATTCGCCAAGCTAAAGTTAACCAGCGCGCGTATGTATCGCCCCCAGTCGCTAAGCGTCCTACACCGATGGGCCAGTTGCAGATGGCTTCTGTCAAACCTAGAAAACAAACCGATAGTGGTGGCGGTGACGTAGAAGCTGCACAGGGCGGTATCATGCATTCAAGCTTAGGTGGTTACGCTGCTGGTGGAAACCCTCGACTGCTCAAGGGCCCCGGTGATGGTATGTCGGACAACATTCCTGCAACTATTAACGGACGCCAACCTGCTCGACTTGCTGATGGTGAGTTTGTTATTCCCGCTGATGTGGTGTCACATTTGGGTAACGGTTCTACAGAAGCTGGCGCTAAACAACTTCATGCCATGATGAACAAGGTACGCAAGGCGCGCACTGGCAACCCTAAACAAGGCAAGAATATCAGACCCCAAAAATACATGCCTAAATAAACATGCCCTTCTATCAAATCAGTCCTAATGAACTACCAGAAGTATGGCCCGTTGCCGCACCTCTTTTGCAAAAAGCAATTGATCTTGACCCTAGTGAAATAACTATTGAACAGGTTGAGTATGCGGTACGCACTGGACGTACTTATTTGGTAGTGTGGGAAGAGCCGGGAGAAGGCATAACAGGCGCAGCGGCAGTAGACTTTATTGACTACCCGCGAGAAAGAATTGGACACGGTAATTTGATGGGCGGTAAAGGAATTATGCGCCCGCACGTGATTCAAGAAATGTACAAATGGATGAAACTCCATGGAGCTACAAAAGCACAAGTGTGGGCTAGGGGTTCTTTGGTTAATATGTATGAGAAGTTTGGGTTGGAAGTCACCCACCAAGTAATGAGGATTAAATTATGATCATCCCAAGCAAGCATAATGGCTACACCAAAGATGGTGTTCGTCGTCTTTACCTGGGCGGCGGCGGCGGCGGTGGGGCACCCACACAAACAACATCGACTGTTCAGAATACGAACATCCCTCAATACGCAAAGCCGTATGTCGAGACTATGCTGGGTGCGACCCAGGAGCAGTTATTTGAAGGTTCGCGCGGTCCAAGTACAACAGATCCAGAAACGGGCGAGGTTATACAAGGTACTTATAACATTACTGGGTTTAAGCCATACAAAGCTTATGGCGGAACTTACGATGAACAAGGCAAACAAACCTCTTACGACCCCGGTAAATCTGTTGCTGGCTTTCAACCCATGCAAGAAACAGCTCAAAGGGGTATTGCTGGCATGCAAGTACCCGGTCAGTATGGGCAGGGCATGGATATTACTGGCGCTGGCATTCGTGGCGCATTGGGCACTGCTGGACAAGCCAGAGGTCTGGCAGGTCTAGGATATGAAGCAGCAGGTGCGGGCGATCGCTATGCAATGCAGGCTACTAATCCTTATGCTACTCAAGCATACATGTCACCATATATGCAGAATGTGGTGGATGTCCAAAACCGCGAAGCGATGCGCAACGCTCAAATTGCAGGGACACAGCAGCAAGGAGAAGCAACAAGAGTTGGGGCATTTGGCGGTAGCCGTGATGCGATTATGCGCGCTGAACGCGAGCGCAATCTTGCTAATATGATGAATCAAAACCAAGCGCAAGGCCTACAAAGCGCTTATCAACAAGCTCAACAAGCCCAGCAGTTTGGATCTAATCTTGGACTTCAAGGTTTACAAGCTGGTATGCAAGGTGTTGGTGCTGGTATTGGCGCACAACAAGCCGCGTATAACCAAGCTATGCAAGGCGGTCAACAGCTGGCTAATCTTGGACAGCAACAACTTACCTCTCAGCAAGGTATTTATAGCATGCAGAACCAATTTGGTGGTCAACAGCAAGCGTTGGAGCAGCAGAAGATCAATCAGGCTATGCAGGACTATGCCAATGCGCAGCAGTACCCACTTATGCAGTTGGGCACAATGTCCAACATGCTCCGTGGCCTGCCAATGCAAGCGTCTACGACCAACCAATATCAAGCTGCACCTAATCAGTTGTCTCAAGCAATTGGCACAATCGGTTCCGGCGCATCTATCTATAACGCATTTAAAGGTGCGTCTGGTGGTTTGCCTAGCGAGTTTAAATACTCAAAGGGTGGTGGCATCATGTCTTATGACATGGGCGGCGAAGTTGAGTCTCAACTTGAGAACATGAGTGCGCAGCAGCTCGCAGAGCAGGTTAAAGAATCTACTAGCCCATCTATCCGCAGGATGGCGCAACGCATTCTTCGTGAACGCCAGATGAGTGAGCAGCCTAAAGGCGCAAGTGCTATGGGCATTCAGTACCAAGCCCCCCAAGCTCAGATGCCTGCTATGCGTGGTGGCGGCATCATTGCTTTTAAAACAGG